TTGCTATCATTTTATATAATTTAAAATCAGGATATCTATCTGAACCGTTATTTTTATATAACATATTAATCCCTTTATCATCAGAACACCATTCACATATTAAACGTTTTATTGGGTCTTGACATGTATTAATATTTTTAATTTCTTCAAAATCTTCAATTACATAATCAAAAATAGAACAAGCTAAACGACACAAATCAAAACTAAAATTAGGTTCTAATCTAGGTTTCTTATCATTTAAATATGGCTCCGTATTATATTGTGTAGCTGCATCTCCACCAGTTTGAAAACTATCACTGCAAAATAATTTCCCATCAAATTTATAAATACTTCTACCAAAATCAATAATCTTAAAAATACGTCCAAATGTTGGAACTTTATAATATTTTTTTTTATAACAATAATAAATATATTTTTTGCTTGTTTGATTATACATAACATTGTTAGTATGTAAATCATTATGTGTAAAATGAAAGGCTTTTTGATAAGTAATTAATATCATTATTATCTGCATAAAAGCTGAATACCATTCTTGAGATGTTAATTCCTCATCTAAAATTAAATTATCAAACGTATTTTCACAGCATTCCATTGCAATAAGCTGAATAGGAAATTGAGGAATAGATACATTTATTATTTCTTCATTTTCACTCATATAGCTTTCATTATCGCTATTATTATATCTATTGTTATCTCTATTTTCACTATTATTACTAGTATCATTTTCAAAATTGTCGTTACTATTATCTTCATCTGTATATGATGTTCTAGAAGAGCATGAAGAATTAGATTTTAATGTTACATGATTATCATTATTGTCACTAGTTATATCATCAAAATTTTCCAAATCAACCAAATCTAATATATTCTCATTTGTAATTGATGTATCTTCAAAAATATTTTCAAAAATTTCTTCATTTAAAGACTTAATTGATAATTGCGATTTCGCACTTCCATCATGATTTATGTTAATTAGTGGCAATCGCGGGTCATCACTTTTAATTAAATGTTGATAATTATCAATTTTGAATAAAATATTTTTATGTTTATTAAAAAAATCAGAATTATTCAAATAATCAAGGTCATCAAAGACATTAATAATAAAATTATTTTTAACACCTAAAAATGAGCCATAATAGTCAACACCATGTAAAAAATTATGTGTATGCATTAAATTACTTGTTAGATATAAAAATAACCCATCTACGTATGCAGAATTATTAGTATCTAAATATTTAGAATGACAATCTACATGAGTAGAATTAATTTTGGGCAATGAAAATAGAGTTGTATCATTTATATTATATTTACCAATTAGATATTTATATGGGTCTAATAGAGGAGCCATCTTAAAAAACACATATTTATCTTTAACTTTGTTATTATTAAGATTTTTTATTCTACAATTATAAAGATTTGCATTTTCTTTACTGAATGACCTAATACTAGAAATATACCATTTATGATTCAAATTTATACTATTAAAGTTTGTTTCATTCAATGAAAAAAAATTAGTGTAAATAGGAATATAATTTTGAACATTAGATAGGCAAAGCAAATCAGGTTCTTCTAAACTTTTGAACAGTTCTATGTTCTTCCTTTTCTGATAATTTACAGAAATCATACTTTAGCTAATTATTATATAAATTAAATCTACTTTTAACTTATTTAAAACAATAAGTATTTTTCTTAATACGTTGAAAAATTGAAAAACTTCTATATCAATTTATTAATGACGCTTGAATTAAAAAAATTTGATATGAAGAGCATTAGCTTTAAACCAAATGAAAATAAGGGACCAGTTGTTGTTTTAATTGGTAAGAGAGATACAGGAAAATCTTTTTTAGTTAGAGACTTACTTTATTATCAACAAGAAATACCAATTGGCACGGTAATATCGGGAACGGAAGAAGGAAATGGTTTCTATGGGAAAATGGTTCCAAAATTGTTTATTCATAATGAATATAACACAGCTATTATAGAAAATATTTTAAAGCGTCAGCGTACAGTATTGAAGCAAATTAAAAAAGAAATGGAAACATATAAACGCAGTACAATTGACCCACGTGCATTTGTTATTTTAGACGATTGTTTGTATGACAATACATGGTCTCGTGACAAAATGATGCGACTCCTTTTCATGAACGGTAGACACTGGAAGGTAATGTTGGTCATCACAATGCAGTATCCGCTTGGAATACCACCGACGCTAAGAACTAACATTGATTACGTCTTCATTTTGAGAGAAAATTATATTGCCAATAGAAAGCGTATTTATGAAAATTACGCAGGAATGTTCCCAACATTTGAGAGCTTTTGTCAAGTGATGGACCAGTGCACCGAAAATTATGAATGTCTTGTTATCAACAACAATTCCAAGTCAAATAAATTGCATGACCAGGTGTTTTGGTACAAAGCAGACAACCACGGTGACTTCAGATTAGGCTCTAAAGAGTTTTGGGAATTATCTAAAAGCTTAAAGGATGATGATGAAGAAGAACAATATGACCCGAATAATGTGAAAAAACGTGGAGGTGGACCTAAAATTAGTGTAAAAAAGGCAAATAAATGGTAAAAATATATTTAACCACCTTTAGCCAAAGGTGGTTAGGTTTCCCGAAGGGTAGGTTGAAATAAAGTAAGTGGCAAATGGCTACACTTTGGTATAACCTTTTTAACCACCTTTAGGAAAGGTTGAAACGAAGTAAGTGCCAAATGGATACATTTTGGTATAACCTTTTTTAAAGGTTATTTAAAATATATTACCAACGGATAGACATTAAAAACGCCAATATCTACTTTGTCATATTGACAGAAATTACTTATATTATTTAGTAAAAGTTTTAATTTATTATATTATTGATTTTCTCATATTATATATAATGTCAACTGGTATTACAGATGAACAAGCAAGAGCACTAGGAGATTTAATTGCTGAACTAAATGCCGCATCAGAAGTTACTTTAGGAAAACGTCTTGTACCTGGTAGAATGGAAGGTTATCATGCTGATTTACATCATCGTAGAATTGAATTACCTTCACACATACAATATCCAAGTGAAAGAGGAGGACGACGTAGGAAAAAACGTATGTCTGGTGGTGGTATATGCGAAGATAATATATATATAAGTTTAGCAATTGATTCCGCTATTATTTTGGCAAATGCTGCAATATTAGCTGGTACGGGTTATGCTGGATATGCTGCATTACAGTTTTTTATGACCACGTATGCTGTACCACCTGCAGTTATAGCCGTAATCAAAGCATTATATGATGCATTAGTAGCCACTGGTTCTACCTTACTTGCAACGGGTTTAGCTGTATCTTCCGCAGCATCTACTGTTGCAGGTCCTGCTTCTACTTTAGCATCTACAGTAGCAAGCGGTATTGCTAGTTCTAGTTTACCTGTTTTAAGCGTATTTGCAAAAATTGCACCTGGAATAGCTATTGGAAGATATATTGGAACAGACAAAAACGCATATGATGACGCGCGTTCTATAATTAATACATTAGATTCAAAATATCAATCGGTAAGAACATATTCTACTCGTCTTTCTACTTCTATTGCAGAGAAAAAAGAAGCAACACAACAATTAATAGCAAGAACAGGCGCTTCATTGACAGCAACATATAATCAATTCTCGAGTGGTGCAAACGCAACTGTAGAAGGTTCAAAGTGTTTATACAGAAATATTAAGCGTAAAATATGTGAAATGCTTGATAGCATTGGTAGTAGTTTTTCTGCAGCAACAGATATTTTTCCAGGTTTAAACGACGCGATGAGTACGATTGATATAGAAGATTCTAGTTGTACCATTAGTAGTGGAGGTAAAAGTAAAAAACGTTCAATTAAAACTAAAAGAACTAAAAGTAAAAAAAGAAAAATTACTAGTAGACGTAGAAACAGACATAGAAGATAATTTAATTACCTTTAGCCAAAGGCACCTTCGGTTTCCTGAAGGGTAGGTTATAACGAAGTAAGTGCCAAATGTATATATATTCTTTATATTGTTTTATATATTAGAATTTATTACTAACGGTTAGACATTAACCACCTTTAGGAAAGGTTGTGCCAAATGGATACATTCTTTATATTGTTTAGCTACTAAAATGTATTACCAACGGATAGACATTAATAATAAAATAAACAACATCTATTATTTTATTATTTTTACTAACAATTATAAATAATATTATTTACGACGTCTAGAATTTTTACGTATATTTTTTGTTTCTCTTTTTACTCTTTTTACTCTCTTTATTTTTCTTTTTCTTTTTGTTTTTGTTTTTCCTCCAAATTTTCCCGCATATTCCATTATCGATTTTGTGGTATTTGGTTTTGTTTTTGGTCCAATTATTTTTAGTGTATGACCACGCACATTTGAATAAACATCTTCAGGTCTTAATAATTCACTAATTAAATTTCCGTAAGGTCCTAATTCATAAATAGAATAATTATAATATTTACTACTATCGTTTGGGTCGGGATTTGTACTTAAGTTTTCTTGGTTAATATGTAACGTTTCGTTATCAAAATCTATACCATTTGGTACATAACCGTCATCATCTTTTTTAATCCAACGTGAATTTGGAAATCGGCTTTTAGTATATAACGAATGAAAAAAATATGTTGGTTTTCTATCATCTTCTTTCATTTCTATAAATTTTGCTATATGATATGCCATAGGTTTCCCCCAGTAAAATTTTACTAAATAATTTTTCCCTGGTTCAAGTTGATTTAGGTCAGTTATTTTTGTAAAATTTGCAATGTTATTTGGATTATAACCACTTTCTGCAGCCATTATATATTATTATTATATAATAAATTTATAATAATAATATTTTGATAGGTTAAAAATAATTAATCTTTCTTCTTAGCAAATGGACCGCTTATTAATTGACTTTGACCATTATCTGATTTTCCAGTAATAATATTTTCACCCTCAAATAGTTCCATACAAATATCAGCAGTAGAAATATTTTCTTGGTCTTTCAACACAGACTCTTGTGTATTTATATTATTTACACCAATTAAGTTTCCATTTTCATCAATGGATTGTGTCAAAGTATTACCCGATTTTTCAGCATTTTTAATATTTTCATTAATTGCTTTTTGTTTTGTTTCTTTTACTCGTTGTTCAAATGCGGTTTTAGCATTTGATTCATTCTTTTGTTTTTCATGCATCAATTGATTGAGTTCTTCTTCCATGTATTCAACACGTCCTGTTTTATAAGCTTCAGGGTCCCAAGGCATCCATAAACCAACTGGACCAACATAAACATCGTGGTTAGGGTCAATTTCTCTCAACATTTTACATCTCAATTCTGCCTCTTCTTGAGTAGGATATGACCCGCGGATTTTAAGTCCTCTTGTACTAGTTTGAAAATTGTTTGCAATGTTAAATTTTTTCTCGAGGTCATCTTCATTATTATCAAGAAATGTTTTGTAATCATCTTCCATACTACTTTTAGTCAAAGTTTCTTTTTCTTCCTTTACAAAATCTTTAAAATCATTAGATACATCGTCAAAAGAAATATTATACTTAAATGAGACAAAATTTAAAAACTGTACAAATTTCTCCATAGATTTATTTAATTCCCATTTCTTTAGAAACTCTTCAAAAAAAAAGATTTGTTTTTCTTTTAAAATTTTCTCTGGGGAACAAAAAGAAACACAAACAAATTTTTGTCCAGATATAGGCTTATCCTCTTCTAATAAATCAATATATTTAGGATTATTTTTTCCATTATTTGTTTGTCTTCTTTCAAAACCTGTCTTTTTTGAATTTTTGTCTTTAGAACGATCCATTTTAGTTAATTCGATTATTTAATTTTAAGTTTTTTATCGCAATATATATTTTTTTTTCTTTTTATTTATTATAATGAACGGTTTAATAAACATTGCTGAACTTGTTAAGAGAATGATTAAATATCTTGTTGAAGGTTTAATGGTAGCCATTGCAGCTTATGCTATTCCTAAACGCTCTTTAAATATCGAAGAAATTATTTTGATTGCTTTAACAGCAGCGGCAACATTTAGTATTCTTGATACATACATACCTTCGATGGGTGCAACAGCACGCTCTGGTGCTGGTTTTGGTATTGGTGCTAACTTGGTTAAATTTCCTGGTGGATTTTAATGTCTATCCGTTGGTAATACATTTAAGTAGTTAAAACAATATAAAGAATGTATCCATTTGGCACCACCTTTTCTAAAGGTTATTAAACTAATTTAATTATGTTTCAATATAGCATAGATTTTAATAAAATTATATTAAAATCTATTTCTAATATATTATGAGTAAACTTTATCGTAGAAAATCCAGGAAAAATAAATATTTACGTCGAAGTAAAAAAAATAAAAAATCTTATAAAAAAACTAGAAAACAAAGAGGTGGAATATGTTATGGAAATGGCGTTGGTGCAAATAGTTATAATCCAAATTATTCTATTTATAATACTAATGAATTGACACTGTTTCCTTATAAGCCTTAATCAACATATCAACTTTTAAAAAAAAGTTGAGCAAAACCTTTGGTAAAGGTGGTTAAATAGTACGAATAAACTCCCAATTCAAGTCTAAACAGATTTTTTTCCATATTTCGTCTTGCTCCATTCTTTTTTCAGGGTCTTTTAACATTGGAAAAAATGGTAAATATTTTTCTTCTCCTAAAAGTTCACACAGTTTATATGCTGTATAATAATAATTTAAAAAATTAACCCTATCGTCAGGACAAAATTTAGAATACGGTGATTGCAGTTCAATAAAAAGATTACACAGTGTTTCTTCCAATTCAGGAGACATAACAGGTGGTTTTATTCCTAATTTATCTTTAATAAATGGTATATGTTCATAGTATTTATTATAACCCAACTTCTTAAGGATTTCTTTTGTTTTTGTGTTTGTAATTTGTGTTAAATCTATTCTCTCTTTTTTTATTTGAAGTTTAATATTTTCAATAACATCTGACGGTATTTGTGTAGTTTCTTTCCCTTGAAATTGTGCTAAAATTTCTTTAAAATGGTTTATCCGTTTATAAGCATAAAAACAAACTTCTTTGGGTGGTTCTTTATAAGATGGCTTTTCATTTTCAATCAAATAAGGGACACTTCTAGAACATTCATTACAAACAAGCAATCCTTCGTCTTCCAAAGGTATTAATTCACCTTTGCGACAATTTTGACAAATATCTGTTTGACACACAAATGAATTTACATCCAAAAATATTTCGTCAATATTTGATAAATATTTACGAACAATATTATTGTCTTCATTTTGTATTTTTTCACAATTGTAGTCTTCTTTAATTTTAAAAAAGTTATTTATTAGTTTAGATTTGTTAGTTACTGTTTTAATATTATTTCCTATTGATATATTTTTTTTATTTTCAAAATATTCAAAAATATATTTGGAATTATCTAAA